TAGCCTCTGCTATGGCTAGAGTAGTAACGAATGATCTATAAGCCTTTCTAACATCCTTCTCATTCTTATAGTTACCTTTAGTATCTGTTAAGTTCTCCTCGGAGAATACCCTATTGAAGCTATCTACATCATCTGGAGTAACCTTTTTCAAATTACCTGTTTCAACTTCTACTGGAGCTACATAAGTATTAGCTTCATTAGTATTGTCTTTTACACCCTCTAGCGAAGTCGCTAAGCGATGATCTTTTGTTACCCTTACATCTGGCTTACTCTCAGTCGATTGTTGCTCTACGGGCTTACTAGGGGCTATAGCATACCTTTCTCCTAGAGTAAGGTCTTCATAAGGCTTATTCTGAAGCATAGCTTTAATCTTAGAGTTATCATAGTTCTCTCTAGTTACTTTCTCAATAGCCTCTTTAGTAACTTGGGATAGCTGAGACGTATCAGCATCTGAATACTTAGTATCTTTATTCTTACTAATGTGAATAATATCTGCTAGTTGAGCTTGTGTATATTTAGGATATTTCTGAGATAACTTATTAGCTAATGTAGCAGTATCTGCCTTAGTATCTAAGTTAGCTAAGTCTTCAACTAATGCCTTATACTCTTTATTATTATCTGTATCTGGCTCATTTAAGAAAGCTTCTCTAGCTTTAGGGCTAACAGCTACTTGATATAGCTCTTTAAGTGATATGTCTTTCTTATTCTCTGCTTTAGCATTGAGATTAGATACATTGCTGATATTCTCTTGAGCTTGGACTTTATTAGCTGTAACATATTCAGATACTTTATTAACACCTTTGCTAGCTAATGAAGCTACTTTAGATAAACTTTCTCTAGCTACGCTAGGAACTATCTGTCCAGTTACGTGAGTACCAGCTCCAGCTATTGCTCCAGTTATACCTGCTTCTTTGACTTCTTTGTAGCTCTTAGGGTTAGCTAAGACATTTCTAACTGCATCATAGTAATCTCCTAGAGTGCCTTTTAAGTCATTATCTCGCATCATAGCTTCAGTAACAGTTTGAGCAAACTCTGTAGCTCCTTCAGCAGCTGCATTACCGCTTAGCTTCAAAGCTCCTATAGCTGCTGCTCCTAGCGTAGCTCCTTTATCTCCTACTATAGATTTACCTGCTTCTTTTAAGGTATCAAATAGCTTAGGAAAACTTTTCTCTTTAGCTGCTGATACCAGCTCTCTAGTTACCTTACCACCTAATAACGGTTTAAATAATGTTCCGAACTCAACTAGGTTTAGAGCTGTATATGCCATAGCTGGAATAATATCGTTCTTATTAAGAGATACTAAGTATCCTAGCTTATCTGGATCAATACCTTGTTGTTTCATACGATCTATCTGAGCATTGTGCATCTTCTGAGTTACCTCAGCTGATAAGCCAGTAATACCTCCAAACAATTTAGCACTATCTTTAACCCAAGATACTTTAGCTAGTTCTAACTTCTCTGCTTTAGTTAGTGTTTCTCTTAAAGCTTTACCTGCCATACTAGGCGTAGCATTAGTTCCTAGCTTACCTGCTACCTTCTTAGCTACATCTTCTGAGACATATCCTGATAGATTAGTTTTAAATACTTCTGGACTAAACTTAGTAAATTTAGTAGCTGTGCCAACTTCATTAACAGCCGATAATCCTTGAGCTATAGGTTTTTCAAACTTAACACCTGCACCAGCTACTTTAGCTAACCCAGCTCCTACATCTTCAGCTATCTGTCCTGCTCTAGCTGCTATCTTAGCTGTTCTTAGAGCTGTAGGGATAGTACCTGTTGATATAGCTGTAGTAAGTATCTCTGGAGCTGCTGAAACTAATGTATCTGCTACTATGCCTGCTGCATTCTTACCAATACCTAAAGCTGTATTTATAGCTCCCTTAGCTGAATCTGCATCTAGTAGCATATTATCTAGGTTATACTTGTTCTGATAGTCTATATCGCTATCTGACATTCTGTCGCCTAGTTTAATGAGATTATCTCCTAGCCAGTTAGTTGGAGCATTCTCTGGAGTTAAGTTCTTAAGAGCTTCTAATCTTTGCTGTTTCTCTTCAGGCGATAGAGCAATAGCATTAGTAATAGCTCCTAAGCCTCTAGGTATATCTGCTAAACTATCTACAAAGCCGTGATATACAGATGGTAAGAAATCAGTTTCTATAGGTTTCTTACTAAGATCAACTGTAGCTTGATTATCTATTAGCCCTTTGTATCTATCATCAGATGATTGCTGTAATAGAGCATTATAGAGCTGTTCTGAAGCTTCAGCTTTACTCTTCATTAAGTTATCTTCAGCCATCTCTTGCTTTAGCATATTAAGAGCATTGTTAGCTTTCTGCTGACCATATCTCATACCTAGCTCTTGAGCTTTACCTTCTAGCAATGACATCCTAGCTTGTATCTCATTAGCTCTCTGAGCTTCTTCAATATCCTTAGTCATACTAGATTGATAGTTTTTAATCCTATGAAGACCCTCTTTAGGATCAATACCTATAGCTTTACCAGTAAGAGCATTCTGTAACTGTAACTTCTGCACTGCAAGAGAGTTTAGATCATTCTGATAGTTTAGGTCATCTGCTTGATTACCTCTCTCTAACATAGCTCTTTGAGCTGCTAACATAGCTTCTTGCTGTGCTGAAGCTTGATCTACAGCTTCTAGTGAAGCTTGCATATTGACAGCTGATCCATAAGGGTCTATACCTTGCATCTTAGCTTGATAGTCTTGAGATGTCTTATTAGCTTTCTCTTGCACTTTAGAGATAGCATTACCTATGTTAGGTATAGAATTAAGAGCTTGTTGTTGTCCTTGTGGTAAGTTATTAACAAAGTTATTGTCATACTGATTAGCTAGAATAGCTAACTCATTATTGACACCTGATAAGTTATCTGAGGGATAAACTTGTTGAAGTCCTTTGGCTAGCAAAGGGTTCTTATTGTCTGCCATATTTGTTCCTTATAGTGGGGTATTTGTCCGGATTATACATTTACACCACTATAAAGAAACTTAAGCGAATATAAAATTACATAAAAAGTTGCTTAAGAAAATTAATTAATACCTTAGTCTGTTACTAGAGCATCAAACATATCTTGCTCTGTCGGATAATACTCTCTAGAAGTAGGTTTCTTCCTATCAGGTAAAACATAATTCTTATTACTTCTGTTATACATCCTCTGCTTAGAGTAGAAATCTACTAGCTTATCAAATAGAGGATTAATCTCTAAGCCAGATACTGGTATCTTACCATTGATGTCTTTACCCATATATGATTGATACTTACCATCCTTATCAGCTGCTATGTAAGTGAATTGTTTAGCTCTATCTCCCATATTAGGATTACCATTGAGTATATCCCCATTGTAAGCTGGTAGCTTAGCTTTACCACTCTTTAGATCTTCCATAAAGGTTGTGATCTGCTTATATTCATCAGACTTAGGATCTAATGAAGCTCTGTATTGAGTAGCTAACTTCATAGCTTGAGATCTATCACTAGCTAACTCTTTCCTAGCTTTTAGTCTAGCTAACATATAATTAGTATCTTCAGTAGTATCTCTTCTTAGTAATTTCTTCATAGCATCATTAAGCTTAGAACCAGCACCTTCTCCACTCTCAAAGTAGCTAACAATATCTTCTATAGTATCTTTATCAGCATTTCTAAGAACATTAGCTCCATACTGATTGAAGAACTCATTAACCCTAGCAGAACCATCAGCAGTAGCTAATACTCTATCCATAGTAGCTTTAGTATCTTTATCTAACTCAGGCATAGCCATAAACGTTGTTAGACCTTCAGTGAAAGGTTTAACAAGAGCAGATATTTCAGCTTTAAGAGTTCTATCATTAATATCAGGCTTTATATTTGGATCGTTCTGCATAGTAGTTATCTTGCTGGTATTCTGATACATATCTTTAGCCGACATACCATTAGGATTAACAGAGTTAAACCCTTTACTATTAGAAATATTCTTAGTTAGTAGTAAATCTCCATCTTTATTGACATCATAGACATCTCTATTATTAGCACTCATAAGAGCTTGTTTAGACTCTGGAGATATGTAGAATACCTTATTATCTGTTTGCTTAGCATAAGAAGCTCTAACACTCTCTGGTAAAGATTTATCAGCTAGTTTAGCCTTATCAGCTTCTTGCATAGCTTCTAACTTATCCATAGCTGATACATCTGAGGTATTAGCTACTAAGGTACTACCATCTAGTGTAGTATAGACAGCTAATGCTCCTTGTGTATCTGGAGATACTTGCTTGATATTACCTAGCTTAGTTTGAGTATCCATTAGGTTACTAAAGCCTTTCTGAGTGTTATCATCGATAGTATCAGAAGCAAATGGATTAAAGTTAGTTACTCCTTTAGCTAAAGGCTGTTTAGTAACTGGATCATATACTACCTGATTAGGATCAATTACAGAGGCATTAGAGCCATTTGAACCTTGAGAGGCATAGTTACTATTAAAAACAGACGATCGTTGATTAGAAGCCACAGGAATGCCTAGATTTACATTTGGTGCATTTCTGTTCTTCATAAGGTAATCTACATCAGCTTGAACTGGAGTTACTCCATACTTATCTTTCATATACTGGATTTGCTCATTATACCTATCCATTGAAGCTTGACTCATAGCATTCTCTATACTCTTCTCTTGATTTTTAAGAGTATCTCCATAAAGCTCATTTACTAGCTTCTGTTGAAGAGTATTGAAACCTTGAGAATTACTAAGGATATTCTCTGTAGTAGGTACATATCCATTAACTATAGCTTGATCTAAGTTCTTTCTAGCATTAAGCATATCAGCATTATTAAAGACATCTATAGCAGACTTCTGATTGTTTAGGTTAGCCTGCTCTAGTAGATAAGGTTCTAGGTTAGCTTGTCTTTGATCTTGGTTTCTAGCTATCTCTGTTTGATAGTATTGAGCTATCTCATCATTTAAAGCAGTAGCTAGATTATCTCTAGCTATTTTCTGAGGCATAGTAGCATCTACTCTTTGAATAGTTATCATACTAGCTCCTTATATTACTGCACCATTTTGGTATGATGAAGTTATGTTAGCTCTTTGTCTATCTAATCTACTATTCTCTGACTTAGTTCTATCAAAGCCATACTTATTGCTTTGGTAAGCTAACTCATTGTTTCTCTTACTATCCTTGTATTGCTGATACTTAGTTAGTAGATCTCCTGCAGTAGTAGCTGCATTCATAAATGTACCTAATCTGCTAGCACCTTCGATAGGTACTTGTGTAATTACTTGATTACCAAATTGATCTACACCTATCTTAGTAGTATATCCTTGTGTAGTTGGTTTAGTTAGCCAATCCCAAGCTTTAGACATAATACCTTGTGTAGCTGTATTAGCATTATTGCTTAGAGCATTACCTAGTACTTGCTGACTAGCTTGAGTAATTCTAGCTAATGGAGATAAGGCTTGAGTACCTGTTTGATTAGCTAATAGATTACCTACCTGAGTACCTAATTGACCTGCTACACTCTGTCCAGCATTCTTAGCTACTTCCATAAGACCTTGATTAAGAACACTACTAAGAGCTGGTGTAGCTCCTTGTTGTAATACTTGAGAACCTATTTGAGAACCTAACTGAGCAGCAGGTAACATACTAGGTGCTAAGCTACCGAATGATGAGAAAAACATATAAACTCCTTTATTTAACTTTAGTTGATGTAAATCTATTGAACTGAGAATTATCAGCCTTAGCTATCTCAGTGTTATAGTTTAACATCTCTTGTGATTTACTATCATACAATAATCCACCATAACATATCCAATAGAACAGATCCATTTGATCATCGAATGCTGTATTTATATTGAACTCTTCTAAGGTTATCTTTTCTAGATCCTTAGCATACTTCTCTTTAGCTTCAGCAGCTTCTCTATCTTGCTGTCTAGCTTTTTCCTCAGCTTCTACTTTAGCTGCTTTAATAGCCTTCTGGTTCTTCTGAAATGTAGCTATCTGATAAGCTCCAGCAGCTAATGATGCAGTTGATACAGCTACAGCAGCTGTAGTTCCATAAGCAGAAGCTATCGTAGCTCCAGCAGAAGTTACAGGGGCATAGAATGGTGCTACGACACTAATAATGATACCAGCTACCATACCTATAAATTGTAGCCAAGGGATACCATAGACAGCTCCTATCATAGTGACACCAGCAGCTATCAATGGAGCAGCAGCCCAGTATTGTTGAAATGCAGCTAGGACTACACCTATAATTACTAATACAAATCCAAATATCTTACCTAAGAAGTTAGATTTCTTAATAGTATAGTGGTACTTCATAGCATAGAACAAGGTACTAGGAACTATAACATTCTGAACATATACAGGTGTTTGATACCATAGCTTCAAAGGTAGTCTAGGAGTATTGCTAGGTGTTGTCTTTATAGTGGTACTAAAAGCATCATCTTTAACCCAAGAGCGATATATCTGACCATTAGCTACAGGGATATACATATTGTAGATTAGTATGCCTTCATAAACAGTAGTACTTTCAGATATCCACCCATAAGATCGTCTATCAATTCTAGTCCAGCTAGTAGGTGATCCAGCATACTTATAACTTGCTTCTCTGATCCATAGAGTATCTTCAAACCTATCCTCTGGGAAGTTAGGAACATCTATGGTAATACCATTAGCAGTTATGAGTACTTTAGAAGGATCTACAGGTACTTCGTGAGTTTTCACAATAACTAATGGTCTATATCTTAATGCTGTTTGTATATCTTTAGGTGTAGGGATAGATACAGCTCTCTTACGATCTCTCCAAGATATTTCTCCTTCATAGTACCAAGAACCATCTCTAGAAGGTAATATCTTAGCAGAAGCTACTACTGGAGCATTTCTAAAGGTATTCTCTAAAGAGTCTTTCTCTGCTTCAGTTAGGTCATTACCATTAGCTACCCATTTAATCTTCTTACTCTTTCTAGCTTCAGTGAATTGAGATAGGTTATACTGCTTAGTCTTCTCTAGGTTAGATAAGTCAGCTCTATACTGCCAAGATAGAGAGTCTTGATTACTCCAAGAGAACTTAGTAGGGCTAGTATCTTGACTACGAATAGGGTCTATTCTAACACTATTTAGCTCTCCAAATCTATTATGGATATATCCAGTCGTAGGAGCATTCTTAATAGGCTGTATGACAAAAGCATAGCCATCTGATGGTTTAGCACCTGCTGAAGACATAAACGCCTGAGAAGCTCCTGATGGTGTTCTAAACATATCAGATAAATCCCAAGCAGATACATTCTGAACAAACTTCTCGTGTTGATAGTAAGCTGATATGTTCTTCTGCATATCATAGTAATATCTACTATCTACGAACATCTGCTTACGAATAGTTATAGCTGTCTCTCTAGCTTCATTCATATTATCTGAGTCGTAGTTTGAGTCTGTATATGTTGGAGGTTCTACTACATCTATATTATCTACATTAACGTGAGGTATATTAGCTACAGATACAAATTGCTGACCATACCAATAAGATATATCTAAAGCATATAGGGTATAGCTTAGTATCTTTCTCTTGCCTGATAGGTCTTCTTCTACACTATAGTTAGGTATATAGGTATATAGAACTAGATTAGAACCTAATGCTGGATGACTACCTACGAAAGTATATGGCTTAGGTACTTTATCAGATTTAACTATGGTCTTTAATCCTCTAAGTCTATATAAACCTGATTGCTTATCTGTCATAGGAACACCAATGTGTCTAGTTACAAAGGTATCTTGACCATAGCATTTAAATACCTTATCAAAGAACTTAGTAAATACCTCTGCATACTTCTGATAGGCTCTATGGTGTCTAGTTTCTAATAGTAGATAAGGAGCTAAGTTAAAGCAGTGAAATATGTCTAGGTAATCTACTGAAGCTTTACCCATATCCATACTTCTAAATGTCTCGTATAACTTCTTCTGATAGTTCTTAGGAGTTCTTCTGTAGTGCTTATTCTTTCTAGCTGTATGTATTAGAGTTAAATCCCAGTATTTACCATAGTTATGCCATATAGGTATCTTAGCTGTAGAATAAGCTACCCTAGTTGAGCCATTGAGGGAGTAAGACATTATGTCCTTAATAGGGATAATCTTACGATGATTGTCTTTAGTCGTAGCTTCTAAGAAGTAGTAGTTAGCTATATCTCCTAGCTCATCATATTTAGCTTGCATTGAAGGGATATGATCCATTATCTCAAGAGTTTCATACTTAGGAACTACCTTCTCTTCCCCTGAAATAGTCTTAGTCTCTGTATGACCTTTCCACGTATATGCAGCTAATATCCTATATTGCTGATAGCCTTCTTTATAGACGTAGTCTTTATTATCCTTAGCTATATCATCTAAATATTCTTGCTTCTCTTCATCAGTCATAGATGCCATCTCTGTTGGATCAGGAGAACGTTTAGTAATCTGGACAAAGGACATATCAGCTTCGGATAACTCAATAGAGGGATCATCAGGATCTATGTGGTATGTATCCCTTAGCAATTTGTAGAACTTATCTCTGTAAGTCTCTTTGATCTCTCTTTCTGATCTAAATGTATAGCCAGATACAGCTATAGGATACATAGAACCTATGGCTCTTCTAGCTATAGTAGGTAAGCTAGTATAGCTATGAGAGTGAGATGTAGCTGGTGGTATTGCTCTCTCAGTATAAGATACTGTAACCTTCTCATTCTCCTTCAGAGGAGTATCAGATATATCTAGTGTAAAGATATGGTTAGTAGATCTTGCTTGCTTAGTTGTAGTGCCATAGTGGATAGTAACTGTAGTGTTAGCTTCATCTGTATATCCTGATAGTTCTTTAGTATTTGTAGTAGTGTTATAAACATATATCTTACCTGTGGTATTAGGTAGTGGTACTTGCTTACGATCTTCTACTATCTTTAGTAATGTTAGAGAACCTTCAAAGCTACAGAGATACTCATCTAGGATAGCTTGCTTAGTATCTAGTGAATACTCTTTAACTAAGACACTAAGCATATACTCTGTGAATAGTCTTTGATCTCCTAATTCTGGTTCTTTAGTAATAGTTAAGATACTAGGATTATCTTGTAGAAACTTCTCTTTAGAGAACGTTACTTCACTGAAGTAACCTAAACTAGAAGTTAATCCTGGTAGCTTTCTATGAGTGTAAGGCATCTCGTGAGTGTTATTAGATTGAGCAATGATTTGAGCCATTAGATCAGTATTTCTGTTACCCTTAGACTTACCTTGAACAATGCCTTTAGAGAATATGATCTCTCCAGATAGTTTCTTCTTACTGGAGAACTTACTGACTTTAAACTTATCATACCAAGAGGAAGCACCATTAAGGTAATCCCACTTCCTCTCAGTAACTTTCTTCTTCTTAGTGAATAATCCCATTGGATAGCCTATGAGAGATATAGAGTATCTTGAGGATTAGCTGACTCTTTCTGTAATAGTACAGGTAGAGTTTCTGCAATTCTGTCTTTATAGAGCTTATAAAGATTACCCATCTCGTTAACGTTAAGCGGAGCTGGTAGTGAAGCATCATCTAGCATACCTGAAGAGTATATTAGTGAAAATGCATTCATCTGATACTCTAGTAGCTTGATATACATATTGTCATCAAATCCCATTAGTTGTCTATCTAATACCCTAGCTTGGCTATTAGTTTGTCTGATCTCAGCTTGTGTCTTACAACACTTGATCTTTAACTCAGCTATCTGAGCCATTATCTGGAACTCTAGTTGTTTTAGTTGAAGTTTGATCTTAGCTAGTTCGATCTCCCATTGAGATTTGAGTTGTATCTCTAGTTGAGCTTTAGTAGTAGCGAATTGGACTGATTGAGCTATTACAGATACTATAGACTGAGCATACACATCAGCATACTCTTTGCCTTGTAATCTACCACTATCATATTGAGTTCTAAGGTTCTCAGACATAACTTCTAAGAGTTTGTCTAATATCTTCTCTCCTCTCCATTCTAGTAGTTGTCTATTATCTCTAGTAATAGCTACAACAGATCCTTCAGTGAGATCTTTAACATCGAGGTTAAGCTTTAGCTTATCCTCGTTAGGTAGATTAAGATCATAATCGAATGCTCTAAGAGTGCTAGTAATATCTGTGCAATCTAAGCATTTAGTAGCCATATCTTACTCTTCTGCTTCTAGTGGTTCAATAGTAAGAGCATACTTCTTAACAGCTCTAGTATTAAATACAATGTTACCTGAGTTATCTTTATCAGTGATAATCTGATAGAAGACTACTTCTTTTAGAGCATCTATGATACATTGCTCTACACCATTGATAGGTACATTGAATGGTAACACATAAGCTTTAGATAAGAACTGGTTAGCTACTGATACATAGACACTCTTAAGAGATGAAGCTTCTTTAGGGTCTTGATTTACAACAGTTACTTTAAACTTCTTTAGAGCATCTTGCTTCATCTTTAGAGCTAAGTTCTTAACGACAGGCATAGATACCTTTGGAGCAGTTAATACTGCTCCTTGTACTTGTTCTGTCGTAGGTTCTGGACTATTAGCTTCTTCTTCTCTCTTAGCTTCAGTCTCTGCTGCTGCTTCTAGTTTCTCTTTATTTACTGCCATTGTGATGTTTCTCCTTTATCTGTTATCAAACGTTAGATGCTAGTAATAGACCTTTTAGCAAACCTTCTTCTTTTAGTATGATACTAGCATAGAAGAAGTTATAGCTTGCAAAGCCTACTGTGCCATAAGGGTTAGTTCTATCTGACTGCTCTGGAGCTTGTGAGTGGAATGTGATACCATCTCTACCAGCTAAGCCTACAGTAGCTATACACTCTTTAGTTGGGAATAGAACTGGGAATACGTCAAACTTATTGTTAGTATGAGCTAGAGTACCTACATAAGCAGCAGGTACTGAAGCACCTTGACCTCTATATACTAGGGCAGCTTCACTCTCAATAAATCTAACTTCTCCCATAGCACCTATCTCACCTTCAGCGATACCCTTTTGAGAAGCATACTTCTCTACTGGGATAAAGCCAAACTCATTAACTTTACCATCATTAGAAGCTCTTGATAAGCTATGGATATCCCAAGCTACATTAGATGGGATAATGCAGTAGTAAGCTTTATTTACTGGTTTAGTAGCTATCTTAACAGATGCTTCTACCATCTCAGTTACTTTATCTGCTCTGTTAGCTTTCAACTTAGCTACGCATCTTCTAAAGAAGTCGTATGAAGCCATATAGTTGCTATCTAGTGAGCCATCAGCTACAAGACCATTACCCATAGTAGCTAAGCTAGTAGCTGCGAATGGATATACTACGTTAGTTGTAGCTAGCATATCTCTTTGAAGTAGGTCTTCATAAGTTCTACCAGCAAGATCTCCTAGCTCTTGTTTGATATCTATGCTCTTACGAGTATCTGAGAATAGGTCGATCTCATCTGTATACTCCTCCATGTGTCCATATCTAGACATTGTAGTTTCTAGAGCTACTATATGGTTCTCTACTAGGTTCTGTCTACCAGCACCTTCTGGTAGTCCTGCTGCTGTAAGACCAGCTGTAACATCAGCTATATCTCTACCAGTCAAGAAACCTTTAGCTAGGAAGTCTGGAGTACCTAGTTGTCTGTCATAGATGTTTTGCTTTCTGAAAGTCTTAAATGTCTTACCATTTCTTTGAGGTAGTGTGAACTTCTTAGAAGCGAATTGTCTATAGATCCTTTGATCATTAGCTGCCATAATACCTACACGATCTGAAGCGTGAAGTGTAAGGTTAGCACCATAAGTTGAAGTAGTACCGTTATTATATTGACTATTTGCCATTGTAATATCCTTAGTTTAGTGTTTCTAAATACTTAGCAAACTCTTCATCAGACATATTATAGATATAGTCTTGGGCATTGTCTGGGTTACTTATAGCTGTTCTAGCTACGTTTCCTTGATTAGGAATACTTGCCTTAGCTCTATTAGCTTCTCTAGTAATATTGTCTTGATTAG